CTAAGGATTTAAACGTTAAAGCAGATCTTTCAAGTGAAGCAAGAACGGCAGACAATACAACAGTAACTGCTGACAATACTATAATATTAGCATCTAATGGAATTTTTGATTTATAATAAAATAATATGATAGAAAACATTTTACAAATGCTAGAGATAGCAAAGAGAGAAAAGCAAATAGGGAAATTAACTCACATTGCATTAGGTAAAAACAAATATCCTGAATCAATAAAAGAAGCATACAAACAATTTAAAAATGAATTATGTCAGTAACAAAGACCATTGAGATAGAAGCTAGGGTAGATAAAGCTGAAAAAGACTTAGAAGGTGTTGCAAAATCTGTACAAAAGATAGATAAGAACTTAGAAGATGTAAAGGATTCGTCTAACGTAGCAGCTAAAGGTATTAAGGGAATTGGTACGGCTTTAAAAGCTGCAGGTATTGGTTTAGCGATTGCAGCATTTGGAAAGCTAGTAGAAGTTTTTAATCAAAACCAAAAAGTTGCAGATGCATTTAATATAACCTTTGAAACACTTAGTTTAGGATTTAATGATTTCTTTAATTTTTTAGATAGAAATATAGGTAATGTAATTGATTATTTTAAGGCAATATTTGATAATCCTTTAGAATCGGTTAAAAATTTAGGTAAAGCAATACAGGATAACATTACAGAAAGAGTTCGAAGTGCCATTGAGATGTTTGGGTTTTTAGGTAAAGCAATAAAACAAGTGTTTGAAGGAGACTTTGAAGGAGCTTTAGATTCTGCTAGTGAGGCTTATAGCGAATATATTGATGTATGGACTGGTGTCGACAATACTGTTGGTAAAGTAAGTAAAGCATTTTCAGATGCTTCAACATCAATTTCAGGCTATGTTAAAAACACGGTTGCTGCGGCTAAATCAAATGTAGACCTAACTAAATCCGCAGAAGTTGCAGCGGTTATGCAACAAGGGTTGATTGAAAAATACGATAGACAGGCAGAACTTCAAAGACAGATTAGAGATGATGAATCTAAAAGTATTGAAGAACGTATAGCGGCAAATGTTGAACTTGGTAGAATTTTAGACGAACAAGAAACATCAATGCTAGAACTTGCAGATTTGCAATTAGCGGCTGCTCAAGCACAATTTGATAAAAACCAGAATCAAGAAAACTATATAGCTTTATTAGAAGCACAAAACGAAAAGGAAGCGGTACAAGCACAAATTGCAGGTTTCCGTTCAGAACAGCTAACTAACATAAATTCTTTAGAAAGAGAACGTGTAGACTTAATAAAAGAAGAGCGAGAAAGTGATTTAGAATATTTTGCAGGGGAAGCTGACCGAAAAGCAAAAAAAGATGAAGATAAAAAGAAATCACACGAGGAAGATTTAAAACAAAAGGAAGAGATAAGACAAGCTGCCTTAAACAACTTAGATACTATAATTGCCGTAGCAGGTCAAGAAACAAAAATAGGTAGAGCATTATTTATTGCTAAACAAGCGATGCTGGTTAAAGAACAAATTGCTAGAGCTAAAGCAACATTAAATGAAATAACTTTAAAAGGTGTTGCCGCAGGTGTTGATGCAGGGGCTGGATTTATGAAAACTGCAGCTGCTGGTTTTCCAGGAAACATTCCTTTACTAATTGCTTTCGGAACGCAAGTAGCAGGAATATTTAGCACAATTAAATCAGCATCAAATGCAGCTAAAGGTAGTGCATCTAAAATGGGAGCAAGCGGTGGAGGTTCTGTTTCTATGCCTAGAATGTCTGCTGCCGCATCAGCACCACCTGCGTTTAACGTTGTAGGAGCGAGCGAAACAAACCAACTAGCACAATCCATCGGGCAAGACGAGAAACAGCCTATAAAAGCCTTTGTGGTGTCTAATGATGTAAGTAATGCACAAGCACTAGATAGAAATATTGTTGAAAGTGCTTCAATAGGATAACAAAAACACTAAAAAATTATTGTATTAATATGGACATAATAGAATTATTTATTGACGAAGAAGATGAGGTTTCTGGAATAGAAGCTGTATCAATAGTAGAATCCCCTGCAATTGAAAGCGACTTCATAGCATTGAAAAACCAAGAGTTTAAGTTTGCAGAAGTGAACAAAGAGAAGCGTATTCTAATGGGTGCAGCTTTGATTCCTAATAAGCCTATATATCGTAAGAACGAAGAAAACGAGTACTATATATATTTCAGCAAAGCAACCGTAAGGAAAGCATCTGAACTATTCTTTATACGTGGCAATCAAAACAATTCTACACTAGAACACAATGTTCCTTTAACTGGATTAACTGCGGTTGAAAGTTGGATAGTAGAAGATGAGAAAGATAAAACAAGATTCTATGATTTAGATGTACCTATCGGAACTTGGATGTTATCAATGAAAGTTCAAAACGATGAAGTTTGGAATGATTACGTTAAAAGTGGAAAAGTAAAAGGCTTTAGTATTGAAGGCTACTTTGCTGATAAATTAGAACGACCAAACGAACCTGTAAAACAATCTGCTGAATTAGAGGCGGAACAATTACTATCTAAATTAAAAGACCTTTTTAAAAATGAGTAGAATACCTAGCCCACAAAACGACAAGCGTGCGTGCCTTTGTAAGGATAATAAATATTCTCGTAAGTGTTGCGATGGAAGTCTACGCTCGCAGGGGATAGGTAACATAACTAAAAGCAGTTGTTCAATCCTTTTAGAAAGTGGTGGTAGAATGTTACAAGAAAATAATAGTAAAATAATTTTATAATGTCAGATAAAAAAATATCACAATTAACATTGGTTAGTGCTTCTAATATTACAGGAGCAGAGGATTTACCAATAGTACAAGGTGGAACTACTAAGAAAACAACCTTACAAAATGTACAACACTACATTGTAAATCATTTAGAGCCTACTGCCTTAACTGTAAATTTGGGTCAAACGATAGATTTAGATGCTTCTACTTATGATGAATCTGAATTAATTGTATTGTCTTGGAGTGGAGGTAACGGAATTATGACTTTAACGCTTCCTGATGCAACTGATGTAAAAAACCTAAACAGGGTTAAAAGAATTATAAGTGATTCTACATTTCATAACTCAACAAAAGCACGAGTTACTCCTTTTGGTTCTCAAAATTTAGATGGTGCAAATTCACACTACGAGGTAAATAAGGCTTACGAGGGTATTCAAGTTTGGTGTAATGGTACAGAATGGTTTATTATCCAGAAGAAGGGATAGTTAAAGTACTGAAAATCTAACACTATAGTTAGAACCAGTTAATTTATAAAATTATCTTAAATATGAACAATCCAAAAGCAACTAGTATTCTCAATGAGATTCTAACAAAGCTATCTGCGATTACTTCAGTTGAAGATTCTCCTGCAAGCGAGCAAGTAGACGCTGTAGTCGAAGAATTATCAGAAGAAGTTGTTGAAGAGGTTTTGGTAGATGCCATTGAAGAATCAACAGAAGTTTCTGAGGAAGTGGTGGAAGCTGCTCCAGAAGGAAGCGAAGAGGTTTTATCTGAGGAATCAGAAGGAGCTGAATTAAGCGGTGCTTATGTTACGGAAGAAGCGTTTGCAACTAAGGTTTTAGAGATGGAAGCTCAATTAGCTGAAATGAAATCTTTAATCGAAGTTGAAATGAGTTCGCAGAAGATGCAAAAAGAAAAACTAGCTGCACAAGTGCTAGAGCTTTCTGCTCAACCTGCTGCCGAAGCAATCACCCACAACCCAGAAGCTGGAACAGAAAAGAAATCTGTATATAACTTCGGAACACAAAGAACTTCGTCTACACTAGACAGAGTATTCAATAGATTAAACAAATAAACAAAAAGAAAAATGTCTACAACTACTTCAATTACAACTACTTACGCTGGTGAGTTTGCAGGACAATATGTTGCTGCAAGTTTACTAGAAGCAAAAACTCTATCTCAGGGTGGAATTACAATCAAACCGAATGTAAAATTCAAAGAGGTTCTAAAGAAATTATCATTAGATGGTATCGTAAAAGATGCAACTTGTGATTTTGCTGACACTTCTACAATTACGCTAACTGAAAGAATCTTAGTTCCTGAAGAGCAACAAGTAAATTTACAAATCTGTAAAGCTGACTTTGCATCTGACTGGGAAGCTGTACAAATGGGATACTCTGCTTATCATGATGTACCTCCTACATTCGCTGACTTTGTTCTAGGACATATTGCAGCTAAAGTTGCAGAGCGTACTGAGCTTTCTATCTGGTCTGGTGATACTGCTAGTAACGGTCAATTTGATGGGTTTACTAAGAAATTAGGAGCTGATGCTGATTTACCAGCAGCTAACGAGGTTGCAGGAGCTACAATTACTGCCGCTAACGTTATTGCAGAATTAGGAAAAATAGTTGACGCTATTCCTTCTTCTTTATACGGTTCTGAAGGCTTATTTATCTATGTTTCTCAAAACATCGCAAGAGCTTACGTTCGTGCTTTAGGAGGATTCGCTAGTGTTACTCAACAAAATGCAGCAGCAGATGAGAATGTAGGCGTTACTTCAATCGGTGGTGCAGGTGTAAACTCTCAAG